AGTAAGCAAACTCGTCGCTGGGCATGTGTGTGAATGTCTTTTTCAAGAATGCACGCACATTCCCCAAGGAGCTGTGTTGTATGGTTGTGACGTTACCGATTGGATAACTCCTCAGGAGGTTGTCGACGTCATGGCCAAACACAACTGTTGGTATTTCGTTGCCGTACATCATGTGTATGACGGCTCTCCGACCAAAACGGAAGCGAAATACACCGTCTCTGAGAAAGGCGGTGAACGTAACGTGACATGGACCGTGCCGGATATGCGCGGTAACAGTGTCTATACGTTCAAAGACACGTGGCGGAACACCAAACTTTTCCCACATGTCACCAGCGTTATCAAAATTGCGACACACCAGGTTGTGGTCTACTCTTTTGAACAGATGCCAACCGATTTTCGGTTGAGTGTAGCTGGGTGCGGCTTCGAAACACCGCAAGACGTCGATGCACGTAAGGAAATGGGCGCTCGGATGGCTATGGCCGCGGCGACCAGCACTCCTTCCGTTACTCCGAGCAATTCGCCGGGCCAATTTGTGGCTACTGGTGTCGGCTTCGGCGTTGTCTCAGGTTTCCAGTTCCCAGCGTCGCCAGTGTCGTCTGTGGTTGGTGGTGATGCCGCGAAAGCGTCGGTTTCATCTTTCATCCCAGTTGTTATGACTGCGCCGAATAAATCGGCGCCTGGGGCGCCAGACTCGAACGATCCACAGCAATTAGCAACTGCGCCCGTGGACGACGGTCTGAAATGGATTAATTACGCTATTGATACCAAGGAGTATCATGAGCGCTTCGGTGGTTGGATGTTTTGGGGACGGGGCACGACGGTCAATATTTCGTTGCCCTCAGTTCTCATAAACAAACTATCCACAAACCGTTGCGATGGCACCCTATCGAGTTTGCGGACGTTGACCGAGCGGTCAAGACGTCTTTGTCAAGAACACAAACTTGACAACCGGGCTGATGCAGCCGATATAATTAATTATATGGCATACATCGCGTTTGAAAACATTAACCGTATCCAATCGACCGTCATGCGTTTGGCGTTTGATTCGCAATCCGCTGGTGCGGTTGCGGCAGCCACAAACACAAGTGTTTGTTCACGTACGACGGATTCTATCCGTCGAGCAAGCGTGTGTGCGGCTGATACGGTGATGTACTACGCGGCATCAGCTGGTGCATACATCTCGGCTGCCACCAACTACGGTTTGAGCTACGCTCAACACCGCGTGACGAGGGTCATGTCAAATGTGACATGGGGCGTCATTGCGGTCAGCGCGGCACCGATTTTTCAACTCAACAACGTCGTTGAGGCGGAAAGAAAGGAGGACGGAATGGGCTTTGTGGCCGCCGTTGACTCCGAACGCCCGCCAATGCTTGCTGATTATGACAACCCTCTCTTGCGCGTGAGACCGGGTGACATGATCCGTGACTCAACCACTAAGGGGTTGAACGTTGTTGGTGTTACACACATGGACTATGTTTCTATGTCCTCCACCGATCAAAACATATCCGCTGCTATACGTGCACGGTTATGTCCGGTGGCTGAACGGCCATATGAGCCCCAATGTGTGGAACATTTCCTGGGTTGGGCAACAGACAACGTCTGGTTCCATTACCCAGCGACTCAAGGTCGGTGGGATTTCAACTATTTTGTTGAAGCTGGGCGTTACCCCGTTGGGAAACGGGAAGCTTTAGAGCGCGCTCACGCTGAGGTTCGGGATATACCTTTCCCCCTCCGCGATCCCACACTTCATACATTTAAATCTTTTATCAAGCACGAACCTGTTGCTTTGATTAAAGAAGATGGTTATGAAGTGCACAACTTTGAGATGAAGCCGCGTATTGTCAGTGCCGTTGACCCACGTGTTGGGGTCATTGTCCGGCCTGAGATATGCGGCCTGCAGGAAGCCTGTGCGCATAAATTCAATGGCAGCGGCCCGATGGCCATGTACCTCAAGATGGATGGTGCACAGACTGGCCAGTGGTTTGCGCAGGCGATGGATCTCGTTGTTGACCCCGTATGTGGGTTTGCTGATGCTACATCTTTTGATGCCTCGCAAGTGCCTGAGGTTCAATCAGCAGTCAACGAGTTGTATCGCCGATTGGGCATTTCAGCCGAAGTGGTCGCCTACTTCGAAGCTATTTCGCGGAAAAAGAAATTGCTTTTTCCGAATGGCACTCAAGTCAACATGAAGATTGGGGCCAATGCTTCGGGTTCAGGCGACACTACTTTGCGCAATAACTGCGTTAATCAACCATACGTCCTTTATTTAGTGGGACGCTGCGTGCAAGCTTTTTCCCAAGACTTGTATATACAGTATATGGTTGATTTGCGCCTTTCATTCACTCGGCGTTGGGGCGAGTTCGATCAACTTAGAAACGAACTACCGTGCCGTGTTGCTTGCATTGTTGCAGGTGATGACAATCTTTTTGTACTATCGAAAGTGTACATGGATTGTGTGAGTGATTTATTTTTCAGCACGTATTCAACGAAAATTGGCATTAAATATAATTTGACAATTTACGATGATATATCACGTGTTGAATTTTGTTCTGGCATCTTTTTCCCCGTTATATACAATTCGGAGACGAGAGTGACGCCAGCAAAGTTCGTTTTGTACGCATCTGGTGTACCCAACTTGGAGGAACAAACGGCGCAACGTACTGCCGCTTCCGTGTCATTGGGTAGCATCATTCGCGGGCCTGGACCTGGCTACGCGTTGTGTTGCAAACCGTTCAAAGTTATTGGGAAATTGGCATACGCCGCTTGTGATCTCCGTCCTGACCAGGCGGAGCAATATTACGGCGAGAAAGCGTTATGCTTGATGCGTG